GGTAACTTCTGTTTAGCAAGTTGCTCCATAGCCTCCTTGTAGCTAATTGTGCCCAATCGAGCTTCATTAGAAATCCTTGTAAGTTCAACATTACCTTTACCGAAGTTTTGAATATCAATTAAAGCTGAACCAACAGCCATTTCTGTTTTTTTCAACTCCTCATTTTGAGCTTTAAAGGCCGTTGTTAAGTCGTTAATAGCTTTGGTTTTTGCCTCACCTTTTAAGCCTTTTAATTCTTCAGCTGTACGGTTAGCCACTTCGGCTTGTTCAGCAAGTGTTCTATTCGCTTCTTCTGCCTTACCTTTAAAATAAGTATATGTTGCTGCTAGAGCGGATACACCTAAGGTAATTGCTCCAATTGGACCACCGATCAGTCCTAATGCTCGGCTACCAATACTACCAACTAAAGAGGAAGCTGCTGAGAGCCGTGTTTGTGCAGCAGTTTGTGCATTTGTAGCAGCAGTTACTGCGGCTTGTGCCTGTGCATACCGAGTCGCCGCTGCAGTAGCACCAAATTTAGCTTGGGTTTCTGCATTTGTAGCTCGTACATTTGCTAGATGAGCTTTAGCTGCATTCAAAGTAGCGGTAGCTTCTGCATATTCTGCTTGAGCATTTAATACAGAGGCTTGACGGCTTGCTAATGTTGATGCCATTCCCTCTTTAACCGCTGCGCTCTTCATCAAAATTGCACGAGTGATATAACCAATACCAACCACCAATGCTCCATCTGCAATTAAATCTAAATTACTTGCAAGAGTTTGAACGGATCCAGCTAATACCTGTGCGGCACCACTGCCTTTGCCAGCCTCACCCACAAATTTAGTGATTTCGTTATTTAAAAGTGTGAGTGATTGACCAATGGTTATATCTGTTTTTGCGAATAATGCATCGACATCATCTTGTACATTTTTAAGAGCCTTAACAATTTCTTGTGAAGTAATCTTTCCTTCTGCAGCTACTGAACGTAATTGCCCAACAGTAATACCCATGCCCTGAGCAATAGCTTTTGCTAAAGCTGGGGTTTGCTCCATTACCGAGTTAAGCTCTTCACCGCGCAAAGTACCACTGGCAAGCGCTTGCCCGAACTGTACCAATGCTGCATCAGCTGCCTCTGCACTTGCACCACTAATCGCCACTGCTTTTGACACTGTTTCAGTCAAACGCGCTGTGTCATCCATTGTAAGATTCAGCGTTTTAGCATTATCACTAAAGCGTTGGTAAACCTGTAAAACAGAATCCCAAGCTGAATATGTTTTTTGTGCGATCTGGAACGTATCTTCAGTTGCTTTATTTAGTTCAGCTTGATTATTAGTGACTAATTTAAGACGGTTCTGAAGACCTGTATAAGTATCCATATTATTTATGGCTGCATTAATCGTTACCAATCCAGCCATATATCCTGCTAATGACTTAATAGCAGTACTGTAAGAACGAGCAGATTTTTCCTGTTTATCTAGTTCTTGTGTTGTCGTTTTTATTTCTTGCCCATATTTTTGAGCTTGTTGTGTAGCTTGTTTAGTAGCCTCAGCAGTTTTATTTACTACATAAGATGAATTATTAACTGTAGTATTAAAATTTTGAACAATATTATTTGTGACCTTAATTTGCTTGCCTAGCTCTTCAGAGGTACGGGTAGCTGAATCGCCTTTTTCAGTAATCTTAGACATTTCTGCAGCTAAGGCTTTAGCATTGCGTTCAGCATTTTGCGAATCAATAACAATGACCAAACGGGATTCTTGTGCCATATCACTTTTCTCCAGGCAATAAAAAACCCGACACTTGGCCGGGCTGTTGGTTTAGTTGAATCTATATTTCTTTAGCGCATTTAAGTGATGCAGCTTTTAAGGCATTATCTTTCTTGTAAACCATATCTATATTAAATGCAGATAATGTTGTTTTTGCTTCTAAAACTTCTTGGTTAAGGGCTATAACTTTTAAGACCATTCCATTTTGAGAATAAAGTTGACCATTTGAATACTTAATCTTATTCAGAGTTATGTTGCCACTTGTGTCTTCACAAAGAATCCCGTTGCCATCTTCATTCAACTTAATCGTAGAAAGCCCTGGACCAACCGAAGTTGTCCAAATACCTGTAGCCTGCGGCTTTGTTGGAACAATATCACTGAATTTATTATTTATCATTTGAGTTACTGGAGTAACACAGCCACTTAATGAGATCGCAAGGCCTAATAAAATTATCTTTTGCATATTTCCAAACCCTTATCTTCAGATAGAATTTAACATCGACTTTGGTTAGCTTCTGTTTTTGTCTCTTTTTAAGATAGCAACCACAGCAATAGAATTAAACCCATCACAACACAAATCACTGTTATAGCGAATCCTGAGCTTATCCCTGTCCTTTTTTCATTATTTGACTTACTTTCAGTAGGTGTGGATTTTATTAGATTATTAGTCTTTTCAAACTCCCTAATTTGCTTCTTCTCTGGCTTTTTTAATGGAGGAGGAATCCCAATATGCTCTTCCTTTTTTTTATTCTTTCGTTCAGCCAAAAACCTATTGTTTATAACATCTTTATTGTTTTCTGGAATTTTTATAATAGGCTTTTCCTCAATTTGAGGAGAAGTAACAATCTCTTTTGTTCCATTTTCAGAACTCAAAAGGCTGCTTGAAAAATGTTGTACTGACTGATAATCATAACTAGGAAATAGATCTAGTCCTTGTTTAAAGTTCTCGAATCCATCATCCTTCTTTGCTCTTTTATAGTAAACTCTTAATCGATCATCATTACTATCATTCAAAGGGTTCTCTAGCTTACCCACTTTATAAACATAAGCAATGTGATACAAAGCTTGTAAATGTTTTCCTTCTATTCTAAGTAAATTTCCCATTGTGATATGCACAATAGCATCAAGCCCCAAAGTTTGCTTTTCAGTAAAGTTACATTGTTTTGCGTGCTTGAAATAATTTATTTTCTGCTCGTTAAGATGTCGCCAAGCATCATCAAACCTTTTTTCTTTAATAGCCTCATCGGCTTTGAGTTTATGCTCGGCAGCAGGGCCAAGATAGTCTTTAAGCATAAAAATACCCCTTGTTTAGGGGTAATTTAACAAACTGGTTACTAAATGTCACATAAAGAAAAACCCGCACTTGGCGGGTTCTTGTTGGATTTATTCTCCATTCATCTTCATATAGCTACGTGTGCCTGTATTGATTTGATAAGTTGCGCATATAGAATTTAACATTACTTCTGAGGCACTTTCAGGTACAAGATCTTCTAGTTTTGGATAATTTATTGAAGTTGTTAACTCATCGAATACTTTACCATTTCGTCTAGTGACTATCTGTTTAGCACCAGAAAGTCTGTTTTCGCAATCAAAATAAGTTAGCGATAGTATTTCATCATTAACTTTGGTTTTGGCAATTGGTTTCTTAACTATAACTTTTTCCCAAGCCTTAATAATACTTTTACCATTATAATTTATAGGTGTAATACTATCTGAATCAAAATAAAATACAGATGCATCATTATCCCCAACCTTTTCCCATGTTGCAGCAAGAGAATTTGTACCCAACGATAAAAGTGCTAAAAATACTAATTTATTCATTATTCTCTCCTCATGAATGAAGAAAGAATACCAGAAAGTTATCAATCACACATTCGACATAAAGCTACATTAAAAAACCACCCGAAGGTGGTTTTTATCAAACAAGACTAACTAAGCTATTTCACAATTACTTTGATGCCAAGAATGATTAGTTCCATATGAGAAGCTAATTTCACTTGGGACTAATGTTCTTTCTTGGTGATTTAATGATTCGATCATATTTCGTAATTCACCATCACCCTGCACATGCTCTTTATATAAAGCACGAAGTAAAAGCTCTGTAGGTTTGCCAATTAAACCGCGATCAGCTTCCCAATGTCTAATACTAGTTTCACCGACACCTAAAAGCCCAGCAAGATTTTTCTGTGATAAGTTCAATTCTTTTCGTAAAAAACGAATTTCCTCACCATTCAGGTCAGGCTTTTGAGTAATTAAGTACAACCCAATGGCATTATGAAGTTCATGGACAGACTCAATTGATACGAGTTCGCCATAGTCTTCATCATTTTCAATAGTAAATCCATTGCGCAGCCAAATATTGCTCAAACCGCATTCTTCATAGTGATACATAATTTAGCCTACTCTCTAAATGTAGTGACTACTACTGAGAATTCACCGTTCTCGCTCTGTTTGATTGCCACAGCAGTTGTTATGTATTCGCCTGCAGTACGAACAGAAACATTTAACTGACAATCACCACGAGTATTTGGGTACGGCCCCTCAGTAATTTCTCCATGTTCAAAACAGCAAATAATTTGCTTCATAGAGATACAGCGTTCTTTCATTCTCTCTTTTGCATGTGCAGTTAACCTGATTTTGCTAGTATCTCTAGCAAATGCTCTAAGTTTTTGTTTAGCTTCAGTTAATGTTAAACACATACAAGCAAACACCAAGTTCTCGAAAAGAGTAAAAGAATGCTGAACCGTCAAATATTGACGGTAAGGTGATTATTCATCATTTGATATTTACGTGCAATACCTTAAAGGTAAATTTCTGTCAATCCAGATTAAGTATTTTGTAACATCAACTACGTTATTTTGAGTCGCGTTTACGAACAACTACTTAATTGTTTGAGGTTTTGACCTATTTGGGCTTTGCTATTCTTGGCAATAGCCCAAATAGGTCATTTACCTTTGTTTTTAGCAGAATGCTTCCTGTGTGCCTCGTCCAAAAACAAGTTATCCAAAGCAAAAATACAGTCATTAAAAATATGAGCAGCCACAGGCAAATCATTATGCTCAGCATATACATTGATTGCCTGCTGGTCTAATGATAAGGGAATGCCCTGCTCATAACGCCTAGATCTGCAAATAGTGCTAAATGCCGAAAGAATTGAATCAGCCGCATACGAATATTCTGGCGGATCCGGAATACGGCCGCCTAAGAACTTGATTTGCTCGATTTCGTGCGGCGTTTTCGATGCATACGTTTTTTGGTATTTGTAGAGCTCCATGACTTTCCCAGAATTAAAGCCTTGTCCTTGTCTGCGTCTTCCTGAATCTTCTGGGCCTGTTCTTTAATGAATAGCCAGATTGAAATACCAATATCACCAAGATTAAGAAGCTTTGAGGCATTCTGAGGTGTATATGGCTTTTCGGTCTCAACAGTTTTACCATCTACGATTTCGGCAAATACTACGCCCTTCCAGTCTTCAATTAAATGGGCAGCACATGCATCCATTAATAATTCGTGGTATAGCTTAGCATCTTCATCTTTTACCATCACATCATAGCCTTTAGACGAGATCTGGTTTCCTGCTCGTTCAATAGCTACCTGAAA